TTTTTAGCTTCTTCTTGCATTTCTTTGATCTTATCTTCTTGTTCATCAAGCTTTTCGATCATAGCCATGTACTTATCTAAATCGATTTCGACTTCATTTCTGCTGTTATCTGTTTCAGCCATTATTTCATTCTCCTTTGTTCGTTTTTTAAACGTTCGTTCTCTTCTTCTATCCAAGCCGTTAAAAGAGATACATATATTTCCCTTTCCCACGGCACCATATTATCAAGTTCAGTTAAACTATATCCATGATGTTGCATCATTGCAAAATTAGTCTTATAATGGTTTACAAGACTATCGTGCGAAAGGCCTATGTAAAAAAACTTTGTAGTCCTCTTAACTCTTGGCTATTCGTTTTACCGCAAGATACACAATCAAATTCTATTAATGAAGTAAGTGCTGGCATTTGATTAAAAAATACTGAGAGTTTCATGAACTGTTCATTGTTCAAAGACTCTACAAAATCTTTTAATGCTTTAGGTGTTTCACTCTTAGTGTCATACACATTATCTTCATCAAATATTGTATCAATACAAGCAACTACCATTGCCATTGCTGATTCAAATTCATCTGATCCCATATTACTTAAGCGATCGATATCTTTTACTGATGGATATTTTAATATTACTCCAACAGTATCAGTTAACATAACTTTCTTTTCTTCGTGATTAATCACTGGTGGTTTAATGTCCTCGAAGTCAACTTGTACTTCGTTGCCATGTTCACAACCGTCGCATTTCATTTTTAAATCAATCTTTTCACCAACTGATTTAGATCTTAATGCTAAGAAAAGACTTTCAATATCAAACATTGTTAAATTATCAACATCAATATCATCATATATACAAGTTTTAATAACATCTGTTGTAGTCTTCATGATTACTTTCGTATCATTCGACTCCATAGCCATCATTAAAATTTTCTCTTCTTTTACTAAGTATGGTCTATACGTCACTGTTTGACCAGTTGACGGTATTTCTACCTGATACCTAGCGGTATTTAGCTCTGGTAAAGCCATAATATTTCTCCTATCATATTATCCAAAAATAGATAATGCACTTCTTATTGCACTACCCGTACTACTTAACGCACCTTCCGGTTTGTATTTGTCATAACTAAAGCTCACATTTAACTTTTGAATAGTATTTTCTGACTCATTTGACAGTACTATTTCATTCATAGTTGTAGGAAATGCTCCCCTAAGTTTTACACCATATATTGGCGTATTTTTTTCATCTAACTGTTGTATAATAACATCAGTTGTAATGTCTTTTTTATAAGCTACTGTATAAGTAGAATTATTTACTATATTATTTATCCAATTATCAAACACTGTTTTCATGTAATAATCGTTTGTAAGTATAAAACTTAATGTGACATCATCATGAATTGTTCCATATGGAACTTTTATCGATTCTCTTTGTGCTTGATACTCAATTGTACTTATTTGTTTACCTGGAATTGTTACTGAATCACACAACATATCAATATCTCGTGGATTATTAATTAAATTTTTAGCTGAGAAATTACCTGATATAGCAGAACTTATAATAGTTTCTAAATTTAAATTAAGCAAAGAAGTTTTAGGTGGAGTAAATATAACTCTAAACCTATTAGCTCGCGCAATACCACCTTTCTTAGATATCGTTGATTTTAATTTATCTATATCGCTCATGGCTGTCTCGCTATTTTAAGACTTTCATTCCAAACAGAAGTCTTACTTTTCTTTTTAAATTGTTCTACTGGTAAAAATATAGCAATTTCCCAATCCGTCATAGGTACTCTTGCAAATTGAGACACTACATGCTTACCTAAGTAATGTTTAAAACATGGCTTAAATTCTTTATATTTTCTTACACCACTTATTAATTGATATCTTAATTTTGTAAGACGAGAATTTTCTGTTGATTTGGCTGGACCAAATGACATTAAATCGTCTAAAAATTTAGCTCTTGTATTATAATTTAAATAATGTAAATTTAAACCATAAAATCCGCCAGGTGCACTATCAACTATGATTGTTAATGGAAACCTATCATAGTAAGGTAAAGTTTCTTTAAACTTTGGATCATAGAAATACATATACATACTTCCACGAATTTGTTGAGTTGTTCTATCTAAAGCTGTATCTTTTAAGACACCTTGTCTTGATACCGTTAAATTAGTTACATTCTTTTTAAACCATTCTTGAGAAGCCTTTGTTCGTCCTTGTATACCAGCACGAAATGCATTAGCTTGGAGTGTATCAAATAAACTTGCCATACTGTTATTTATAAAGAATCAGAGTATCTTTATGCCTAAATTTTTTAAAGTTTCTTCTGTCCAAACTTGAAACTTCCATCCTTTATATTCAGCAAAATCATTTGCTGCTTCCCATTTAGATATATTTTTAGCATATGTAGTCACTTCATTTATATATTTTTTTGTTTTACGACTACGCTTTTTTGGTGGCTGTGTTTGATTTTTAGGTTTAATTTCTATAAGATATGTTTTTTTATTATCCATTTGAACAAAAAGATCAACAAAATATCTATGAAGTTTATTATCTGTCTTACATTTATATGGTATAACTACCTCTTCTGAATTCCACATCTTTACATTTGGATTATCTTCACACCATTTAAATGCTTGTCGTTCCCACAAAGATCGATATACAACCTTTCCTGGATTGCCTGCGTATTTTTCAGGCTTCTTTATTTTGTATTTCCCTTGATAACTCATATAAATAACTCTATAGTTTATTTTATTTATATAAGAAAAAGGACACGTATATGCCAGGAAAAGCAACATCAACATCAATATATGCGCAGGGACTTAAAAATGTAGTACCAGCAGGTCAATCGCGATTACAGCAAGGTGAACCCACTAAAGATGCAAGTTTAATGGATAAAGCTCAAGCAAGAGTAGATTCTGCAGTTAAAGCTGCAACTACAAAGAGAGTAGAACTTTCTAAAAATTACACTTATACATTCCCAAGCAATTTAGAAAGACAAGTTGAAGATGGTGGAACTTTTATGAGATTTGTTATTGAACCAATAGGCGGTGGTAATAAAGTAGACATAAACATATATCAACCAATTGGAATTACAGTATCAGATGGAGCTAATTATCAAAATTTTGATTTAGGTAATATGGCATCGGGTTTAGACTTTGCAAAAAATATTGCATCTGGAAGAGGCAATAATGTATCAGGATCAGATGTTTTAGCCGCAGCTTTAATTGCTAAAAATAGTTTATCAGGAAAAGAATCGGGATTTAATATACGAAGTAAAGCTGCATTAGCTGCAGGTGTTGCAACAAATCCATATACAAGAACTACTTTTGAAACAGTTAATGTAAGAACATTTAGTTTCAACTTTAAGTTAGTTGCAGATGATGCTAAAGAAGCAGAAACAGCAAAAGCAATTGAAAGAACTTTTAGAAAATTTTTATATCCAAAAAGAGCAGGAGCTCTTGCCCTTTCGTATCCTCCTTTATTTAGAATAGAATTTCATACTTTAGGAGATATTAATCCATATATGCCAAATATTAAACCTTGTTATCTTACAACTTTAGAATCAACATTTAATGAAACAGCAAATACATTTCACTCTGATGGATCTCCCATCGAAGTTAATTTATCACTTGGATTTCAAGAAGAAAGAGCTCTTCTTCGTGATGATTTATATGCTAATGATGATGCAATTGATGAAAGTCCAGGTTTTTCTAGCATTACAACAGCTCAAACAGTAAAAGGAGATGATTAATGGCCTTTTTTAAAAATTTTCCAAAGGTAGAATACGACTTTAATCGTACAGGTATAAAACAAAATATGGTAGATCTATTTAGATCTGTAAGAGCATTGCCTTCATTTTTAGATAATTATTCAGCATATAAATTTTATGATGTAGAAAACGGTGAAAGGCCTGATATTGTATCAAGGAGATTATATGGCACATCGCAATATTATTGGACATTTTTTGTTATTAATGATTTTTTACATGATGGTATGAGATCATGGCCGTTAAGTCAAGAAGATTTATTTGATTATATTACAAAACAATACGAAGGATATGCTATCGAAACAAATCCAGTCATCGTACGTGATACTGATGGGTTAATAACCGATCATAGGAATAGTTTATCAGGGCGATTTACTCTTGGAGAAACAATAACAGGTGCAACAAGTGGAGCATCAGGTAAACTTGTTGCCAAAAATGCTGATCTTTCTCAAATCGTAGTACAAAATGTTACAGGTGGAGCCTTTATTGGAACAGCAGGTTCATCAACTG